CGCCTAATATTGCATCTACTGTTAATGCGCCCGGTGAAGATGCCCCAAGCTGGGATGTGGCGGCTTCTCGCAAAGCGGCTGCCCTTGGCATTTCTTTGCCATCGGGTTTTAAAGAAGCCGTGATTAACTATGCAAAAATAAAAGGTCCTCAAACCGGTGTATTTAATTTTGCTAATCCATTTATAAATGATGCTGCCGCAAGAGTTCAAGATTACGCTAATAACCCAACAGGATTTTATACAACAGCTCTTGAAGGAGCTGGTGGTTATTACGTAAAATCCAACAATCTTTATGTTGATTCGGGTTTTGCAATAAATCCTGTAGATTCACAAGCAAGTAAAGACCAATTACAAGCCATTGTTAATGGAGCCGCATCTATAGGAATTTCAGGTGAAAATATACAATCAAGTGTTTTAACTGGAGCAACACAAAAGCAAGAAGAATATGCTAGAAATTATGCTGAAGGAGCTTCAGACCCAGTTAATATGGCATTTTCAGTTGCTCTTGGCATTGGTCAAGCGGCTCTTACTAGTGTTTTATCACTACCGTTACAAATTGCTGTCAGTTCCAGTTGGGCACTTCAGCAAGGAGCAAAACCAAAAGATGTTCTTATAAGTGCCATAGCAACTATCGCTGCTGACGCTGTAGTTAAGGGAATACCCGGAATTGAATCTTCTAAAAAAATTCCAGAAGTAATAGGCGAAATAAATAAAGAAATAGCAAAATTAGCTCCCGGAGTTATTTCTCCAACAGTTATAAGCGGATTAGTTAATGCAGAAAGACAAGCTATTGCTGCGCTTATAACAAAACAAGATGTTGCAACAAATGCGTTAGCAGGTTTCGTTGGAGGAAGTATTGCAGATTTGGCTGGACTAGGTTTGAAAACTATTAGTCCAACAATGAAAAATGAATTATCACAAGCTCTTTCTAGGGCCGTTGCTGAATTTGGTCAATATAGAGTAGCAGGATTTACAGAAGAACAGGCATTAATTAAAGCTACGGAAGGATATATTGCTCAGTCAGCAAAAATAGAAAGTGCTGCCCAAAAACAAAAACAACTAACTGCCGGATTGAGTGAGGAGCAAGTTGGTATTTTTAAAACGTATGGTCAAGGATATGACCAAACAGCGGCATTTGATGCTAAACAATTTGGTCAATTTACGGGAACAGAATCAGGAGCTAATAGACTTCCTGAAGTTACTGTTTATGGAACTAGAGACACTGCGGCACCATCAGATTTAGATATTATACGAACTGCTCCTGTGGGAGCTAGAACAACATCTGCTACTGATATTAGGTCATTAGGTCCAATAACTGTTTATGGTGATTACAACTATGTTGATGAATCTGCTCCTCCAGAAGATTTATCAGTTACATCAACAAGTCAATTTTTAACAGATGATACACCTGAACAATCTACACAAGAACAAACACCAGAACAATTACGCAGAGATACTATTTTAACGTCGTTAATAAATAAAAAATTTGATAGGACGCTAACTAACATACCAACAAAAAAACAACTAACAACAAAAACAAAAACTACACAAGGTGGACTTGGAACATCAGCATTAGCACAGGCATTACGGGTCGGTGATATTGGCGCACCGATATTTGGTAGAGACGAAGAAGGTCGTAGAGCAGGTTGGAACCTTCAATCATTACGTTACATGGGCGACGTAGGGGAAGAAAATGACTAAAAAACTAGCACGGCTTTTAAGAGCTGACATTCAAGAAACCAGCGATTTAAAATCAATTGCTGCAATGCTTGCCGGAAAAGGGCGTGGTGGTGACACCTTGTTAGCCCACATAACGCCTAAAGAAGTCGGCTTATTGAAAGAAGCTGGCGGTGCCGGAACAGTCAATCCTGATACGGGCTTGCTAGAATTTTACGATTGGACAGGTACCGGTGGTGGTGTTGGTGGTTATGACGGTGGAACCTCATCGTATCAGTCTCCAGAATCGTTTTACTACAATCAAGAAGGTACGGGTATGGCTGACATACCTGCTAGTCCATATCAACCAATTATTCCATTCGATGCTCGCTCTGTAGCACCAACTCAGTTTTATACTGGTTCTGAGCAAGGTGGTATGCAACTGGTTGAGGATGCGTACGCCAGATTTCCCGGAGAAATTAAATATCAACAATATGGTGAAATTCAGCCGGGAGAAAATGCTCGTTATACAACTGGTAGAGAAGATACTTTTGCCCCAACAATAATAGGCACTCCTTCTGGAGGAGCAGTAGCAGCCGCAAAAGCTAGAATCGGAGCAGAAGAAAAACCATTTTTAACTAATGAGCAAATGGTTCGTCTTGGTTTAAGTGGTGGTTTAGGTATTTATGGGGCATTACAGCAGAAAAAAGCATTAGAGCAGATAGGAAAATCTACTGGTCAACAAAAAGATATTGCTAAACCGTATCAGGATGAAGGAAGAAAATTAACAGATGCTGCGCAGCGCGGTGAATTAACTCCAGCAGGAGTACAACAATTCCAAGCGGTAAAAGCGCAATTAGCACAAGGAGCAGAATCTAGGGGTGGTGTTGGCGTTGCTCAAGCAGTAGCTCAAGCAGAGGCTTTCAAAAACCAATTGCTGCAAGGTCAATATAACTATGGTTTAAGAGTTTCTCAAATTGGTGACAACATTGCTTTGGGTGCTATTAGAACGGGTATGCAGCTTGACCAACAATTGGCTCAAGCTAATATGGCGTTTTACACTCAGCTTGGAACTTTAGCGGCTGGCGTTCCTACGTATGGGACTTAATAATGGCTGACGAAATCAAAGAATTAACTGCGCTATCTCCTAAATCTTTTACTCTGCCTGTTGCTAAAGAGATTACTGGATTAAAAGGCGCACTTGAAAATATTCCGGGAGCGTCGGGAGGGCCAACGTATGAAGAACGTGCAAAACTTCTTCCAAAATCTACAGATGTTTCTACTGAACAAGCCCGTATATTGGGGTCACAAAATCAATTAGGTGAAGATATTGGTCTTGCTCAACAAGCTGAAAAAGAATTTTTGGCTGAGTCTCAGGCTTCTATTGCAAGTCAAACCCGTGAGCAAGCTCAAGACATTGAGTCTGGTTTAGACCTTGTTCGTGAAAAATTCCCTTACCCACAATTTAAGCCAACGCAAGAAAATATGCAGAGTCTTGCTACCTTGTTTGGTTTGGTTGGCATGATTGGTGTTGCTATGGGGGGTGGTGGAAGGATGTCGGCAATGGGTTCGTTGAACGCTATGACGGGCATGATGAAGGGTTGGAAGCAAGGTCGCGCTGATATGTGGAAGCGTGAGAAAGAAGAATTTGATAAGAATATGGCTAAGACCAAAGCCATTCTTGATGATGCTTATAAAGATGCTGACCGAGGTTATAAAATATTGGCTTATAACCGTGAAGAAGCAATGGCATTGGCTAATCAATCAGCAGCTAAACTTGGCGGTCAAGTAGGAAAACAAATCTTACAAAAGCAAGGTCTTGGAAACTACTTTGAATTTCTTAAAGGTCTTAAAAAAGATTTAACTCACACTGAAGATATAGTTTCTCAGAGAGCTGTAGAGCAAGCGCGTATTGATGCTCAAGTTGCTAGGGATACTGCTACTCGCGCTCACCAAAATGCGCGTGATGATAAGCGAGACAAGCAAAACGATAAGCGTCATAGAGAAGATATGGCTCAACGTGAGCGTTTAGCTACAATTAAAGCATCACAACCAAAGGGTCAAGGTAGTGCAGCTAATGTACGTTATGCCTTCAATATGGCTGAAGCCTTCTCTCAAGCTGCTCAAGATTTAGTCAATGTTTCTAATATGCCCAGCGGAACTGTTATGGGTAACTTTGCTGAATTGGCTGGAAAATCGGGCGATTCATTAAAGCAAGGTTTATCTGCTGCTTTTGGTAGAACAATGACAAACCAAGACGCACGTATGTTTGCTCAATTGGTTGCTGGACTTGACCAAAACATGGCTCGTACTTTAGGTGGTGGCTATGCTAACTCAGGTGCTAAACATTCTATTGAAGCATACAAACAACAGTTACCAAGAGAAGGTGATTCTCCTGCGGTGTCTGCATTGTTTCTTGCTAGGTTTAAACAAGAACTCGGAATCTTTGCTGATGTGTTTTCTGCTCACCCCGGAGCAAATGAACAAATGTCGGGCAAAGTTAATAAATATGTTTCTGCTGTTAATAAAGCCATTCCGTTTACTGTTAATGACGTTCTTGCTGCAACTAGAAATTCAAGAATAACTATTAACCAACAGTTTGAGAACTTGGCTACACCTCAAGGTAACGTAAACCTTCCTGTTGATACTGGTCAAGCACCGGCAGCGGCTCCAGCGGCAAGAACTCCAAAACTTAACGGTAGAGCGATTGAAGTAAGAAATAACAAGTGGGTATATTCAGATACTGGAGAGGATGCTAAATAATGGCTCTCGATAATCCACCCTTGCCTCAAGGGGCAATTTATGATGACCCTCCGCTTCCGGCTGGTGCAACCTACGATGAACCGCAATTGCCTCCCGGTGCTACACGCGATTCTGCTCCGAAAATGGATTTGTTTGAGAAGCCCAAAAGAGGTTTGTTTGACAGAGCTAAAGACGTTGCTGAAAATGCTTTAACTGGCAGTGTACTCGGGGCGTTTGCTCCCGAAATAACTCAAGTCGCAGGTATGGCTGCGTCTGCGTTTCCTTTGACGTCTCCTGCTGGCCCTCCTTTGATAGCTCTCGGTGCTGGCATGAAAAGTCAGCGTTTAGCGCAAAGTGCTATTGGCGCATTGTCTGGAGTCGGTGAAGAAGTATTTGGTCAAACTGCTCAAGCCTATGACCAGCCTAAATACAAAGAAGAACTGTGGCGTTTAGCCGGTGGTGCTTTAACGCCTGAAATATCTAACTTAGTTAAATACACTGCTGGCAAATTAGTTGGCATGACCGGCCTTACTACCAAAAGTGATTTAAACGCTATGTTGTCTGCTATTGCTAAAGATTCTGGCATAGAAGTTAAAGACCTTAGCCCGTCACAACGTGCCTACATTGAAGAAATAGCTCAACGTATTCGCGGTGGCGCAAAAACCGAAGACTTTGCCAAGACTGTTTACAGCGCATTAGAGAAGGGTGCTGAACAGCTTGTAGATAAGTTTAACCGTCAAGCATCTACTCTTGAGTCTCAGGCTCAAAACTTAATTGATGCTACACAAGCAGCTAACACGGTACGTACTCAGCAAGCACTTAATAGAGTGTCTGCATTGCAAAGCCAATTTGAAAATGCTGCTAAAGACTTAACGGATGCAGGACGTCAACGTGCTGAAGCTATATTAAAGAACGCAACAGCTAAAGCTGAAGAAATGCGGAAGTTAGCTACTAGCCCACAAACACGACAGATTCAAGAAGTTGAAGTTCGGAATATGTTGAAGAACGCTAGGACTGAAGCCGACAGAGTAGTTGCTGAAGCCAGCCAAAAGATTAACCGTTTGCGTGAAGTAGCAAGCAAAGCCCGTACTACAGCAACAGCTAGGGAAGCACAGGCAACAGGACAACTTACTAGAATTGGTCAGCCACAAACACCTACCCAAACAGGTACGTCTATTCGTGACGCTGTAATGCCGATATTTAACAAGTTAAAACAAACTCGCGCTGCAAACGCTGAGAAAAACAAAGGCGATGCTTTTAGTTTTGCTTCAATGAAAGAAGCTCAAGGTCAATTGCCAAAAGATACAAAGGCTTTCAAAGAAGGCATGGCTGAATTGCAATCAATGATTGGAACAGCAACCCTTTCTGATATTAATGCTCCTTTACAAAAAATTAAAAATGCTCTTGACCCTGTTAAAGAGATTGATGGAGTCATTGTAGGAAAGCCAGTTACGTTTGAAGGTCTTGAATTAATACGTCGTTTCTTACGTGACCGTTCGTATGGATTACCAGCAGAAGGTTATGACGCAATTGGTCAGCAGCAAGCGGGAAAACTTGCTGACATGGTTGAAGGAGTTATGCGTGAATTTACAACCGGATACCCTTCTTTGGTGGCTGCGGCTAGAGGCGAGGAGAGTTCGGCGTTTGACCGCTTTTTGTCGCAATACCGTCAAGACTCTGAACCTCTACGGGTTTTCAAAACAAAGTTGGGCAAATCCGTTGTTGATACAGAAGATTTTGATATGGGTAGATTTACTACAGACCCCGCAACCATTGGTAGCAAGTTCTTTAAGTCTGAAACAAGTGTTAAAGACCTTATTAATTTACTTGGGGATGACGCCTCTCAAGCTGAAAAGATTGCTAGAGGCTATGTTTCTGACCAGTTACGGTCTGCTAATTCAAAACAAATACTTCAAAAGATTAACGATTGGCGTGATTGGTTGCCTCAATTTAAGGGGCTTGAGAACGAGCTAAAGTCGGCTGCTGAACGTATGGCTCAATCTGAACGCATTGGTGGACGTCGTGAAACATTAGCGTCTGATTTACGTAAAGAAGCACAAAGGATTCCTGAGTCTGTAGCTGGAAGGTTAGAAACAGCGGCAGGTCGTGAAGCTACTGGCGTTATTTCAGGGGCAGAAGCTCAAGCTAAAGCATCAGCAAAAACTGTAGAGCGTCAAAAAGGCCGTATCGAGACCGAAGCTGAACGCGCTGGTCAGAAAGCCATGACAGAGGCAGAGCGCGAGGCTGGAAAGCTGCGCGGTCAAGCTGGCAAGCTGTCTGCTGAAGGTGAGCAAGTTAGTAAACGTATTCTTGGTGACGCTTATCCTGAAAGACGTATTCAAGAATTAATTATGCAAGGCAAGCGTAGTTTGTTGGAAGAAATTGCTCCTATTATTGTGGCTGACCCCAAGGCTAAGAAGGCGTTTGGAGATGCGTTAGGTCAAGTGTTGGCTGACGCTGTAGAAAAATCACCAAGGTCGGTTATAGAGAGGTTTAATTTGGACTTACGTCCTGCAATACAAGCTACGGGCTTACTGTCTGCGCGTCAATTAGCTAACCTGCAAGCAGAAATTAATCGGATTAATCAGACGGTTGATGGTCCACAAAAAACTAAGCTGTTGACTCGCTTGATAACCAATGCGGTGACCGGAGAGGCTGCTAGGGGCTTGTCTTACATTACAAATCCGTTTGATACGATGTCAACGCTGCTAGGCAAATAATGGCTAAGAAACAAAAGGGGATAAATCCAGAACTTGAGAGTGCTATTGCTCAGATGTTGGTAGCTGTCATGAATGACCCAACGGCGTCCATTACAGACAAGACAAAGGTTTTGGATAGGGCGTTAAAGCTGGAAGCTATTAAGCTCAAGCTGTCGGATGATGAGTGGGGTTCTGGCTTTGGTATGGACGATGAGGACGATAAGGATTAGACTGTGAATCTCTTTTATTTAGGGGATAAATATGGACGGAATCCAAGTCGTTACTATTGCGCTCAGAGTCATCTCAGACCGCTTGATTACAATTTTGGCGTTGGTAGCGTCAAGCGTAATGTGTGGTTGGACAATGTGGAACCCAATGTGGGAACGGGTATCAACTCTAGCGATATTCGTAATATTCAGTTACCTTTTGGTAAAAACGAAAGAAAGGAATAATGATGAAAGACCCAAAGGACTTGGAACGCAAGAGTAGTGTTCCGCAAGGTGGTGACAATCTGAACTGGTCACAAAAGTATTCTAAGCCAGTTCGTCCACAAAACCCATCTGACAACACGCAAGGCGGTCAACCTAAGTGGGAACTCGGCACTATGCCTAAAGGTGGCTACCGTTCTATCTTCTGTTTTGAAGACGGAAACTATTCAACCAAAATCAGCAAGACGTCTGGTGGCGGTAAAAAGGTGTACTAATGGCTAATAACATTCCGTTTCAACCGATGGGTAAAACTACTCGAATAAATGTTACAACATCAGCAAATACGGTTGCTATTCTGTCTGACAGCCCTGCTAATCAAGTAAGAATTCATAACGGAACGGCTGCTGAAGTATTTGTTCGTTTAGGAATTTCTAGTGCGGATGATGCTGTTATTCCTGTGGCTGGAACTCCTGCCTATGGTTTTGTTTTGCATAACAATGCAACGAATATTTTTACTGCGCCTAAACAGTCAGCAAATACAGCGGTGTTGTATGTGTCAGCCATTTCCGCCTCTGGAAACGCAACTATTTACGTAACTCCGGGTGAGGGCTTGTAATGTCTTGGTCTGAAGCACTTAAAGAAATTATTCCTATCGTCGATACGTTGCTTGGCACACTTGCTATTGCGCTACCAATTATGGGTGTCATGTATATAGACGAAGTGATAAAGAAGATACGTGAGTTACGTGCCAAGATATTAATGCAAATGCAGGGGGAATAATGAATTGGTCAGACGAAATTAAATCAATTGTGCCGGGAGAGTGAATATGAGAGATTACTTTTTAGCTAGAGCAAAAGAACCGTCTACATGGCGTGGAGCCATTCTGTTTTTGACGGCTATTGGTGTGCCGTTGGCTCCACAGCTTCAGGAAGCCATCATTTCTGTTGGCCTTGGCATTGCTGGCTTGATTGGTGTGGTTGCTGCTGACAGATGATAAATAGCCGGAGTCTGGATGACTTGTTACCGCAGGTTAAACAGCGCGTAGAAGCCTTTATTAAGGCCGCAGACGCCTCCGGCATTGATTTGCTAGTAACTAGTACCTACAGAGACAATGAGAGCCAGAACGCTCTTTACGCGCAGGGTAGAACGACTGCGGGAAGAATCGTCACCAATGCAAAGGCTGGTCAGTCTTTCCATAATTACCGCTGCGCTGTTGACGTTGTTCCTCTTGTCAATGGTAAGCCAGCATGGAATGTCAAGGATGAGGTTTGGCAGACGATTGGCAAACTTGGCAAAGCACAGGGTTTAGAGTGGGCAGGGGATTGGAAACGGTTTAAGGAATACCCGCACTTTCAATACACAGGCGGGTTGACTTTAGTTCAGTTAAAGACAGGAGTGACCATTGTCTAAAGACACTAACCTATCTGTCGGCAGGGGTGAGAAGCTGTCAGTTAAGGCTGGCGGTGGTCTGACCGCTAAAGGTCGTAAGAAGTACAATCGTGCTACCGGCAGTAAACTAAAAGCCCCGACTAAATCAGGACCAAGACACAAGTCTTTCTGTGCAAGGTCTAAGAGCTGGAAGGGTGTACGTGGTAAAGCAGCTAGAAGACGTTGGGGATGCAGATGAGTGACGGTCTATACGCAAACATTCACGCCAAGCGCAAGCGCATCAAGCGCGGTTCTGGTGAGCGCATGAGAGCAATTGGTAGCAAGGGTGCGCCGACAGCAAAAGCATTTACAAGGTCAGCAAAGACGGCTAGAAAACGCCGTCGTTAATCAGTCAAAGTCAGCGACTAAGTACCATTCGGTGATGTAGTCTTTAAAGGCGATTAGACCTTTACCAGATTCGGCATAACTGCCGTTTGGCAAAACCCGCCAGAAACGCTCTACACGCATCCCGTTCTCAGTATCTCCAGAAACAACCAAGACAGTGGTCTTAGGTAGCCTTGAAAGGGCTTTTAAGAGGATTTCTTGGCCTTTGCTTATCTTCTCACCGTCTCGTTTCCATTCGCCAAACAGGAAGTGTCCTCGACGTTCTAAAACCATATCCAAGTTTGACGGCAACACCTTCCCAAGTAAACCTGACAGCTCCCCAAAATCAACATGGGGAGCATATTTGTCGCGCATCATGGTGTTTGCAACAACTGGCCTTCAAAAGCATACGTGCCAACGTGAGCTAACTTCACCCAAGGTGCTGCCCATACCGTTTTACCTATTTTGCGTGCTTTCTTACAAAAGTCGTAATCCTCAGAAAGCAAGATATTGGATTCTGGCTCTATCTGCGTAGCAAAGAACTCATTGATGGTTTCACCGTTATTGGGATTGCTCAAATCCAATACGTTATTTTTGTATGTCGGTACGTTTCCAATTAAATCCTCAAATACCTGACGCTTAATCAGCATAAAACCAGTTCCACCGTTCCAAATCTCTACTGGCTGGTTAATTGGCACTGTTACTTCATTCTTATAATCCACCAGATTGACTACAAACGCCCCTGTATGGTGTTTTAGCTCGTCATCCGGTACACCGGCATTAATTGCATTACGAACGGTCTGCCAGTTGATTTCTTTCTTTGGATAGATGCCACAAATAATGTCTTTATCGGCTTCTAACATTGGAATAATGTCATTAGGATTGAAGTGAATATCCGCATCAATAAACATCATATGCGTAGCGTCAGACTTCAAAAAGTGACTAGCCAGTAAGTTTCTAGCCCGTTGAATCAACGATTCATTAAACAGGTAAGAATAGCTAAGATTGATATTGGCTTCCTTGCATAGAATTTGCAGTTTTAAAGAAGATTGCGCGTAAAAGCCATAGCACAAGCCGCCGTACATCGGTGTTGCTACAAAAATATGTTTCATTAAATCCCCTTGTTGAATTAGTGGGCTGACCGAGACGTTGCCCAAGCGTTCCTAACCTGTCCTCAGAGGGACTCGTCCTTGGTCTGACGGGGGTTCAAAATTCTCCAAGCGGTTGCTGCGCACAATGGCACTTGTCCGTTTCCAATGGCTTTAATTCTGTCCACTCTAGAGGCCAACCCATCAACCACTCTGTCCACGTTGGGTTCAGTTTTCCACCAGTTTCTGCACCCACTACCAAAGCCAAACCCGGAGATTGTCTCTTGTTTAGTTGCCGAGTCATTGACTCCTTCGTTCCTGTGTCTTTGTAATCCCTCGTTACAGGAGTAGGCCACATTTGCACTAGTCTCCCCAACCCCACGCTCCCATCTATGCCGTTCTGATTCATTTTCCTCGGCATCCCTGTCGAGGTTGTGTAAAACGTATCGTTCTTGCCAATGACTGAGCCTGTCGTTCCATCGCTTGCTACCGGAGTGGGAAGCATGAATCCAAATACGGTTTCTTTGATGGGGTGCGCCAACATCTGCTGCTCCCAACACTCCCCATTTCGCATCAAACCCCATGCTGGCAAGGTCTGACAAAACTCTGTCGAGTCCTCGAATAGTGAGCATTGGTGAGTTTTCAATGAATGCGTACTTGGGTCGTACTTCGCAAATGACCCTTGCCATTTCTCGCCACATTCCGCTTCGCTCTCCGTCAA